TTTTTATTACAGGAATATCGGAATCAACGGTTCCTCCTATTATATCTTCTGCACTTGTTTTTATTACAGGGCTAGCAGAATCAACGGTTCCTCCTATTGTATCTGCTGTACCGGCTACTGCGGTATCTCCACCAAGTATTGAAGGCTCTATGCCTAGTCCAACCAAGGTTTCTTTGTCTTCCTCGTCAAAAAGCAACCCAACAGCAGCCGCACCGGCTAGTATTTCGGGGAGGTTGTCGTACAAACCAGCAGGAATACTTTTTATTATGTCCCCAAGAGTAGCGCCTTGCTGATGCATTCCTACTACTTTAGTAATTATTGGGCCTATAACGGGTATGTTTGGCACTCCTACTTTAGTCCCTCGACCTACCCCTGTTTGTCCTGTACCAATTACCGGAGTAGGAATCTGCCCCCCGCCCAACACTAGAGTGCCACCAATACCCCCGTTAATAATGTCCATTATGTTAGGAATTACGGCTTCAAGTTGTGGACCTTGCCCTAAAGTTGCACCTTGAAAAATAACATTACTTAAGTCCGCAGTGCCTTCAATAAAGGCCCCGGGAACGTTTTGTATAGCCTCTAAAAGTTTATCTTTGGTATTGCCAAAAAACTCTAAGCCGGAATCGGGGAGGGCATTAACGGTATTCAAAGCATCTAAAAGATAGGCTTCTGGCGCTAGACCCTCTGTATCGACGCCACCGGTAGAAGCTTTTTGAGCTAAGTCTATAGCCATATTTGCTTTTTGAGCAGCGTTGGATAGCTCTGCCTCTTCGGGCGTCATTGGGGTGGCTTCAATCCCTTTGCCCCCACCAAATAGACTAGCTATCCCAGAACCAATACCGCTAGGGACAAGAAAATTTGAAACAAGCCAACTGGTTACTGGGTCCATACTAAACCTACGGTGTCGGTAGCGTTTCTGGCAACGCTGACACAAAAACTACGGTTAATAAGGTGGACGGCACGGCAGGGCGGGGACTTGCAGCCGCCTGATAATCAATTGTTATGCCTGTATCGTCTGTTGCCCACATAAGTTCTATATACTGCCCTGCTGTTAGGTCTATGGTAAAGCTATACTCAAAGTCATCTACCCCACCAGACCCGGCTACGACGTGCATTCTAGCAGTATTTGCTATGTCTACACCGCTTCTGCGTACCCAGAAGGACAGCTCTTTAGAGTTAGCATTAGTACTGGTCAACTCTACCGAAAGTTCAAAGTTATAAACCCCTGAGTAAAGTGGAGTTATTCTCGTCTTCGGTGTTCCTGTTATGCTTATGGCCTCGCCTAAATACGTGTTTTCAAACTGCAATGCGTACGCTGTATCTACAAGAGCGGCATTCTGGTCTGTAGTAGAGAAGAACTTAGCGTTCGGAGACTCTACAAATCGCCCGCCCTGCTCCCCGAATACGTTGTTAACCGCGTTAGCTAGCAGGTTAAAGAACAAGCGCAGGATGTTGTTCAGGTCGTCCAGATACTGCTTAAGTGGTCCCGCCTTGGGTATAGGCAGTGCAGGTGCTTGAACCTTCTGTACGAGCCTTTCTTGTGCCACTAGCCCCTCCTACCATCAGGGCGCATATCCAGTCGTGGTATACCTAGCTTCCAAGCCACACCTATTTCAGTAGACTCAAGCTTAAACGCCATCTGCCTACCACGTACTCGCACAAAGACCTGCCCTGTAAACTGCTCAATAGGCACTGTGGCTGAACGAGTTACCGTAGCACTGCTGTTGCCCCCTTCTGATAGCGGGTTGTTATACCCAGAACCAGAGTTCTCCATTGGAGATAGAGTCATAGTAGCCGCAGGGCTATCAGCCGTAGAACCCTCAAACGTTACGTCAGGTAACATTCGTTTAACAAACATAAACTTATCGCCATCATCCAAGTCGAACTCAGAGGATATTAGTGTAGCTGTAATGGCACTGGGTATAACGTTTTCTTGATTGTCGTAACCGATTTCGTGGTTAACCAAGTTGTTGCTGTACGTAGCCGCCATAGGGTTTTCCCGCAGGTCAGCATCAATCCAAGCACTGCGTGCAAGCGTGCCGTAGTACCAAACGTCTTGTAGGTAGTTGTACACCACGTAACGGTCATTCTGCGTTACCCCCGCAGAACAATAGAACCACCAAATCTCATCGAACCGCTCGTTAGTACCTGCAACAACTTGGTCGTACTGAGAGAAATTAAAGTCGTTAAACACATAGCTTCTAACCGAACAAGGTAACGTCTTGACCGTACCGTCGTAGCTGTAGAACTTATCTGTGCCCATCCAATAGGCAATGTTGCCTGAGTAAACCGCTGCGTTAGTACTGGCTATCGTAATGTTGTCGCCTAGTAATTGCGCACCCCACACCTCTGGAGCACCTAGATACTGCAAGCCGTAGAGGGCCGTATCGGTCCAAATCAGTACTTCCTGACGCGCTTGTATAGCAGTAACGATCTCACTACCACGTGACAGGCGTAGGCTACCGGCTTGGTTAGTAGCCGCAGGCGTCCAGTTAGCTACATCTTCTTGGTCAGACCAACGGATAAGCATGGGGTCCAGCGTGCTAGTACCCAAATCGTTTGCGCCAAAGCAGAATGCAAACCGAAAGATATCAGACACAAACGCCTTGTTGACTATAGTAGGAACGTCTGACGCACCGCCTAACGAGGTAACATACACAGCACGGGTAGTTAAGTCATTGCTCGCATCCCAGTAGAAAAGCTCACCGCCTCGATAGGTAAAGAACAAGTCCTCACCGAAGTTAGCCTGACTCCAAAGCCGCATAGGAGCAAGTGTAGAACCGCTGTTACCCCATGTATTCGCCCCCCAAGTACCCGCACTCCACCCAGTAAAAGGCACTGCAATCTCGTTGCCTGTGTTTATCTGGTAAGTCGCAGTAACAGTACCGCCACCGGTGGCGCTAGACGATGCGTTAGTAGCAGCAGTTATGTTGTAGGAGTCTGCGTCAATCCGGCTTATCTGAAACTCACCATTTAGAGTAAGCCCCCCAACTGTTGAAGCCCCGCTAAACGTAACGAAATCACCCTGAAGCGCACCGTGGGCAACATCCGCAACAAGAACCGTTGCAGAGCCTGAAGTAGTGGTAAACGGGTTAGTCAGAGTAGCCGTAGCACGTATGGGGGTAACGTCAAAGTACTCACCACCACGCTCGATGTAGTACTTGAGGTTAGTACCTACAGATACAAGATTTTGTTGCTGTAAAGTGGTCCAATTAAGCATGGACCGGCAAATACCAAGGAAAGTTGTAGCAGATAAGCGAACCCACCCGCCAATCTTCTGAGGCATACCCCGTCTGAAACGCACTTTATCGGTTTCGTACCAACCACCTTCGGCAGCGTAGCGAGTATTCTCGCGGTCAACTCCGGGTTTGAATTGTAGTTTCTGTAACGGCATTTTCTAACCTCATAGCGCATATTCGCCACTGGCGATCATATCTGCTAGCTCCAAAGCACGGCCACCCGTTTGTTTGGCCCATTTACTGTCTAAAAATTCGGTGCTGGCTTCTTTGTAGTTAGCTGCTTCCATCGCAGCCAGTGCGCGTCGAAAACCACGCAAACGCGTAGCTCCGAGGTTAAAACTGATGTCAATCATAGCATCTTTGCGAACATCATCAAGGTCATTAAACCACGGGTATTCGGAGGCCAACTCTTTGATTACTCTGGTAATATCGTTTTCAAGAAGCATATCAACTTCTTCGTCAGACAAGCCTATTCCGCCATTGGGGTCCACATTCCGGCCAACACCCACCGTCCAGTAACCGCTAGGGCATTTGTAAGCTACGTGCCTGCCGTTGGTGACTACTTCACCCTCGTGGCGCTTTAGCATCTCAAGAAGCTTTTTCATTTTATTTTTTTCCATTGCTGCCGCCGAAGAAATAAGCAGATATGCCTGAAACAAGTCCACCTAAATAACCTAAGATTAGGTTAACTACTCCGTCATCATTGGCGTCAGGAGGCTGTATTGTGACCATGAAGACGTATCCCAGAAAACCGATTAGCGCAACCATAGCAAATATCTTTGGAACAGGATCATCGCCAAAGGTCTTTCTTGCGTCCTTCCTGTCTTCAACTTCGGTCTTAAAAGACTCCAGGTTAATTTCCATCTCTTTCAAGCGATTCTGAAAATCAGCATCAGCTTGTTTAACTAAAACGGCTTTCTCTGGCTGGGTTTCCAATATCTTTTCAATCTCTTCTACAGATGCGTTAGGACTTCCCATTTTCGATGCGACCATCTTTACCGCCATGCCTGCTAATGGGCCTCCTGCGGCCTCTGCCACGGTAGGAGCAAGAGATTTCAGTGAGCTGCCGAGTTTAAGCATCTTCGGTTGCGATCTCGTCAATAGTGTCGCAAACATCCGGTACGACTACGCCAGTAGTGGCAGACAGTGCGCTTCGGCCTACAGCTCGCATACCTTTATAAACGCCACTACAGTACAGCTCTTTATTCTCTCTCACCTGCTCAATTGTAGTGCAGGAAGCCATGAGTAAAGCTATGCTAAATATCAACGCCAACCTTGCCATCTTTTTGCTCCTTAAGAAAAGTGTCTAAGCATTCTTTATAACCTTTCATAAAATGATCGGCTATCCTGTCCT